CAACCTTGCGTACACCTTCGACGAACAGCGCGGCATGCAGGGCTGATTCCGACACTTCCATTGCCAGGCGCCGACGTTGGTTAACGTAGGCCCAAAAGCTCTGCTCTGCCGCAGCGAGGATCGGCTCCGACTCGGGGCCACTGGTCAACAGATACAGCTTGGCTTTGACCTGATACAGGATGATTTCCGCAGGCTTGACGGTCAGGCGGTCGGCCACGGGGCGGCGGTCATCGTCACTCAAGTACTTTTTGACCACGGCGATAAGGTCGGCGGATGCGGTGCCGTCGCCGAGAAGAGCTTGCACGGTGACCACCGCCACAGCGGGCGATGGGCTCTCAGCGGTCGCGTCAGCAACCCGGCCATCGGCCCCACGAGCATGAAAAATGTAGCTCTGGCGCGGGCCGGCGGTGCTCAGCCCCTCCCAGGCCATTTGCGCTCGTTCGCGCAAGCTATCGTCTCCCTCCATAATCCGAGCAACTGGAGGGACCGCCATGGGCTTGGCTTCCTGAACTACCAGGCGCGAGACATTGAAGTTACCCGCCAGTTGATCCAGATCGGCGCCTTTGGCAAAGGCCAGCAGGTTTGCCATGGACGCTTCATTAACCCGCTGACGCCATATGGTCTCGCGGTAGGCGTTCTCCTGCAGCAGCTTGGCCAGGGGTTCCGAATCCAAGTCGAGGCGGGCGGCAATCTCGGCCTGTTCCTCGATCGGCCAGAGGCTGATCATGTAGGCCTTACGCTCCGCCAGGATCAGTTCGAAGTCGATCTGCTCGACGATCTGCGGCGCGGGGAGCTGACTGAGGTCAATCGCTGCAAAGGAATTCATACGCCGCCCCCCAATTGCAGCGGAAGGCTCAGGCTCAGCGCTTCATTGGTGTCGACGATGGAGCCTTCCAGCTCCAGCACCGACTGACCTTGCAGGTTCGCGCCGACGAACTGCACGCGGCTGAGGCTGATACGGGTTTCCCAGCGCATCAGCGCCATGACCGTGCCCGCGTACACACGCAGGCGCGTTGCGTCGTTGAACGGATGGTCCACCAGCTCGGGCAGCAGACTGCCGTATTCGCGGCGCATCACTCGGGTGCCGATACGGGTGGTTAGGATGTCGGTGATGCACTGGCTGATGTGTTCCAGGGTGCCGATGGCTGCGCCGGTTTCTCGGTTCATTCTGGTTTCCCCGTCTTCGCACCGCCCACCAGCACGCCGCCATGCAGGTGCTTGACCAGGCTGATGTTGGCCGCGATCACGTCTTCGGAGACGGTCACAAGGCCGACCACGTTCTGGTTGCCGGTTTGGTTGTAATCGCCCTGGTGATTGATCGGGCCGATGATGTTGATCCCGCCCTTGCTCACGAGGCTGGTGGTGCCGATGTCCGGCAGGGTGGCGTTCAGGTGATGGGCGACGCTGTCGTATTCGATCACCGCGCCGTCGGCGTAGGTGCGACGGTGCAGGCCGGCGCGGTTGCCGTTGGCGGGGATGTGGTCGCTGAACAGACCGGTTAGGACGACGCCGTTGGCGAGCTGGCCGGATGGGCTGAACAGGATCACCTGTTCGTCCACGGTGGGCGGGTCCCATTCGCGGTCAGACCCGGCGCGCAGGGCCAGCCATGGCAGCCAGGCGGTGGTCAGTGTTCCGGTTTTTACCTGCACGCGCGGGGGCTCCATCTGCACGGCGGCGATGACGCCGAAGCGGATGAGGTTTTCGAGCATGCGGGAGAGGGCGGCTAGATCGTTCATGGCGCCGATGGTGGCGCCACGCGCGTGGGAGTGCAGCTTAAGCGGGTTGTAATGCGGGGCAGTACAAGTTGATTACGTCGTTGGTTTTGGTTGCTTTTTGGGGCGGCGCGGACGAGCAGGAATTTCGCCGGTCAAATCAAGAGCGGCTTTGCCTGTGACGACTACGCGATATATAAATTGCTCAAGAGTTGCAATTAATACTTTGAACGCCTTTTGATCTGGTGCCCACCCGCGATGAGCCGCAGCACTTCCTGCGTCGGTGACAACACGCAGAGTATTAGCTTCGGTCTCACCAATAAAACCATTTGCTAGTAATTCTGCTACTTTTTCTTCTAGCGAAAGACTTGCATCTATTTTTAGAAAATCAGTAACTCGATCAAAGGCAGTCCTCAGTCCGACCGAAGCAAGTATGAAAGAATTAACTTCATGAGCCTTATAGGTTTCATCCAGAATTCTGTAGAGCTGCGGGTCTATTTGTCCAATGCTCCAGATCCAGTCAGGCTTTTGGCTTTTCTTTTCTGGAATTGGGTAAGTTTCGATTGTTCTTGGATGAGCAGAAATGGGTTCTCCAGTTACAGGATGATAGTCGTAGTCGCAATCTTCAGAGTCCCAACTGCTTTTGTGATAAAAGACCGTTTCGCAACCTGCGCACTGGACTAGCTTGTGATCTACTTGCCCTTCCGTATAGTTTCTAGCGTCTTTCACATGCCATGGCTGATCGAATGCACCATGAATGATGCAGACTCTTTCTCCATCACATCTAGGGCAGTGTGCACGGAAAGTATCTGTCATCTGAAAAACTCCATTCTATCCGGCTTAAGTCTTGTCCTGCTGTGAGCTGAACTTTTGATGCGTTTTTACACCTGTAATGCTTTGGCGTCTACGCAGATAAATGACTGAGCAAGCTGTCTCGAATCATATCGAGGTCTGAATCCGTAAAGCCCAGCACCTCCCGCTGTTCATAACGTACATCGGGAGCACCATGCTCCGCCCGATCCTTCAAACCATACTGATGAACCCTTGCAATCCGGGCGATACGCCCGGTAAACCCCACCGTAACCGAGTTGCTATCCCTACGGAGCTTCAGGTATGAAGCGGTCCGCAGCTTCTTGAACATCGCCAGCTTTCGCCGAATACGCCCCTGTTTCCCCCGCAGGTTCCGCTGTTTACGCGGCGCAAACTTGGTCCCGTCCGTGTTTTCCTGCGCTATTACTCGCTTTTGCTGACTGCGGCGCAGTTCCAGCCCAATGCTCCGGGCAAGTTTGCTGCGCTCCCCTGGCTCCAGCCGATCCAGCAGCACCGCCGCCCAGGTCTCCAGCGCTTCTAGGTTATTTGCCATCAGGCACTATCCATTCACTGGTATTGCCCTGGGCTCCAGGCTTCCAGTTCGGGTCGAGGTAGCCCGCCACGTATTGTGGTTCATTCGGATGCTTCACGGTGGTGTTGCCCTGGTCATCCCTTCCTACCACCACCCGCTCTGTCAGCGGCAGGGTTATGCTGAGGTCCACCTTGTTCTTGTCGAGTATGTCGGCTTCGAACTGGATGCCGTTCTTGACCTTGTCGAGGCTCTCCAGCAGCTCGGATTGGTTGACGCTGAGCCAGCCAAGGATCGGCAAGATCACGCTGTCGGGGTGGCCGGCGAACTCGGTGAGGATGATCTGCAGGTCAAAGCTGTATTCAAACGACAGGGTGTGTGCGGCGGTGCAACGGACCTTGCCGTTGTCGATGAAGATCAGCAGGCGGTCGGGGTTGTGCTTGAACTCGGCAACGGTAGCTAAAATGTGGGCGCGCAGGCTTTCCGGCTTGTTCATGGGTTGCCCTGCTGGTGTTTGTAGACCATGTCGACCTGAGCCGCGCAGTCGGCCCAGGCGGCTTCGGCGCGGTCTCCGTCGGTCAGTAGGTCACCGTTGTTGAGGGGGCTGGTCGCCGGCAGGTGGCACGGCACCACGGCCGGACAGCCAGTCACGGTAAGCTGCGGCGCCGGTGAGGGCGAGGCGTTCGCGCAGCCGGCGAGCAGCGTCAGGCAAAGGCTGAGCAGCCCAGTCGCGTAGTTCAGTGTTTTCACGTTTCAGCACCTCTATGGTTCGCTCGCGTTTTGCCAGGCCCTGGCGCAACAGGTCCTGCTGGGTACGTAGGGCAGATTGGTTCGCCCGTTCCTGTTTCAGTGTGTCGGTGAGGGTGTTGGCGGTTGCCAGGTTGCGGTCGGCGTCCTCGCGGGCGGTCTTGGCCGCAGTATTTGCCATTTCGGTTTGGCTTTCAGCGACGTCGATGCGCTGTTGCTGGCCCCAGATCAGCAGCGCCAGGGCGCCGAGCAGGGCGATGCCGTACAGCGCCTGGCGCAGGGTGCTCATGCGCGGTACCAGCCGAGTTTGTTCATGGTAGCGTCGTCAAACAGCTTGAGCGGCCCGCGCACAATTACGGCCCTGGCGTTGTTCATCAGCTGTATGCACTCGGCCAGCCGTACCATGTCGGCTTGTTCGGTCGATTCCGGGACCACCAGTAGATCCCCGTCCTGCACACGTAGTTTCTTCACCGCTTTGAAGTCGATCATGCCGCCACCCCCTGCCCGCATTCACAGCCAACGTGCCGTTCATAGGCTCGCTGGAGCTTGGTGTCGTAAAGATTCCGTAGGTAATCCGGCCCGTTGTAGAGCTTGGCGAACTCGGCCCATTTGCGGGCTTTCAGGGCCTTGTGTAGCGCCGGATCGGTTTCAATGAAGCGAGTGAAGGCGTCGAACTGTTGCGATTCGCCGGCACCCATCGCCGCCACAAATTCCTGCACGCTGGCATAACCAAGGCGCTTCCAGTGAAAGCCCATGATCTGAAACGCACCCCAGGAAGCCGACTCCAGCGCGGCGGTGTCGTCGATCAAGCGGGCCATGGCCAGGCGCTGGTGTTCGGCGGTACCGCCTATGTATCCGCCGGGCTTTGGGTTGACCAGAGCAGGGTTGGCCGTGGCGAGCTGGTCGGCGTGACGCTTGAGTTCGGCCGTGTCGTCGCCTGCGTTTCGGGCCGTGGCGAGCTGGCGGTACATGATGTGCCGTTCGAACAGGATCACCGGCTTGCCGTTGTCGAGAAAGCCCTTGCCCTTGGATTCCACTTCGTTGACCGCGTAGATGGCCGCAAGCGGTATGCCGAGGCGTTCGGCAGCGACCACCAGATCGTGGTTGCGCAACAGAGCGGCGCAGTCGCCACCGGCCAGGCTGGTCTGGGTCTTGGTGCCAGCGATGCCATCGGCTACCAGGCCGACTTTGACCTGATAGGCGCGGACAGCATCTTCGGTGGTGTCGCCGTAATCACCATCCGGCACGAGGTTGGCGCCGTGCCGGTTGAGGTTTTTTTGCAGGATCAGCACCGCTTGCGAGCGGTCGCCGTGGCGAAGAGTGGTCATAGCTGCTCCACCTTACGGTTGAAAAACCTCTTGGCCGCCGCGCGGGTACCTTCAACGCCGAGCAGCCCGATGACCCCACCGAAAAACGGCGCGGTGGATGTCGGAATGCCAAGCAGGGCCAGGCCATGGCTCGCGGCCAGGGCCAGCGTGCCGCACAGCGGGGCCTCGATCAGCATGCGGCGCAGGGTGCCGCCGCCGTACATGATCCGCAGGGCCGCGATGATCAGGGCGAGGACTCCGGCGTAAAGAGTCGGCCAGTTCTGTTCGAGCCAGGCGGCGAGCCAGGCCCAGGTATCGGGACGTTCAGGCATGCGCTTCATTCCGTTGTCCAGGGTTGGTGGGTTCAAGGGCTTGGTGCTGCGGTGTCAGTCCCATAGGTTCACCATCTGCCGCTGGGGCGCGCTGGTTTGGGCTTCGGGCATGTTGACGACAAGGCCTTGCGGCAGGACGGGGCCGTGGTCGGCCAGGCCGGGGTTGGCTTCAAGCACTGCCTCGGTGACGCCTGCGGTGCGGCCGTAGTGCCGCCAGCAGAGGGCGTCGACGGTGTCGTTTTGATTGGCACGGACGGCGACGGGCATCACTCGGCCTCAGGTTCTGTCGGTGTGATTGGTGCGGCATATTCGAAAACGCCATCGGGCGAGACGTAGGCGCCGGGGGAAACTCCGGTCTCAACCACTCGAAAAATCGCCAAACCGAGCGGGTGCATAATTTCGCGGTTGATGCGTTCGTGTAGGCCAAGGCGGCTGATTTCGTTCCAGTCGATGACTTTCATTTCGCTCATCAGATCAGCTCCACTGTGGTACGGGTGCGGCCGAGGAAGTCGCGCACAGCCCAGCGCAGGTCGCGGCGGTAGTCGTCGATGTTCGGGGTGAGGGCTTCCGCTTTGTCGCTGCCGGTGTTGGTCGCGCTGTAGTCGCGGTAACGCTCGCAGACTTCGGCGCCGGTTCCGGCCTCGATCGCGCGGCGATAGAGGTGGACCTTTACCGACACGTCCTTGATGCGATCACCCGGTACCTCGGCCAGGGTGGCGTAGCCAGCGGCTTGTTGCGCGGCTCGCCATTCGCTCAGTTCGTTGTTGAGGTTGATTGCGGCGGCGATCACGGCTGTTTCCAGGCGGGCCGGGGTGACGCTGCCGTCGATGCGCAGGGTGGCGCGCAAGCCGTCCAGGTCAATCGACGGCCAGAACGGGTCGGTGTTGATATGGCCGCTGTCAACGGTGCCGCTGGCTACAAATGCGCTCATGACTGCACTCGAAAATAGGTCGCCGGTGGTCGGGGCTTCACGTTCAGGAGGAGCGGCCTGGCCGATCCGCCCCGAGCCGGCGGGGTGCGTGGGGACGCTCGGTTAGCTGCTGGGGGCAGCCTGTTTTTTCAGGAGGCGTTCGGCGCCGTCCAAATCCTTCTTGCCGCCGCAGCTGTCGTGCAGCTCGATGGCGCGTTTGAGCAGATCGATACCGGCTTGAATCTGTCCGGGTTGGCCTGGTTCTTCGGCGGTGATGCCATGCAAGGTCGCGCGGCCCGTTGCCAGGAACAGCTTGGCGCGGGCCTGATCGGGCATGTCTTCGGCCTCGGTCAGCTCGACGGTGCGGTGCAAGATGCCCAGGTCGAAACTGCCATTCGCCTTCTGGGCTTTCAGCGCGGCGGTGGCAATTTCCTCCGCCACCAGGCAACCGGTGGTGCGCTCAAAACGGTCAGGCATGATCAGCTTGTGCTTGAGCACGTAGTCCGCAATATCCAGGGCGCCGCTGTAGTCCTCGACGTCAATGCGCCAGACCATGACGGTGGTCATGACGTCGTCTTGGGCGCCGTTGCCGGCTTCAAGCACACCCTCGACATACGGGATGTACTCGGGCAGCAGTTGCAGCTTGAGCGCGGCCTTGCCTTCGTTGGACTGGATGGCTTTCAAGCGCAACCGGTCCTGCAGCAACTGATTCAACTGATGCTCGTAGGCGGTGGCACCGGCCATAGACTGCTGCGGCGCCGTTTTGGCCGCCTCCATTGCCGCGCGAGCGCGGCGTTGGTGGGCTTGGGCGATGCTGAGTGCCATGGGTTAACCCTCGACCGGAGTGATGTTTTCCAGCAGGCATCCGAGGCCGTATTCCTCAACCACATAGGCCTCGTTCGACGATTCGAAGTTGGAGACGCGGTTCCACTCTGGCTCTTCCTTGAGGTAGCGGCGACGGGCGCCTATCTGCCAGTACACCGACAGGTTGGCGAAGGTGGTGATGAGGATCGTGCCTTCGGGAATGTACGGCACCTCGTACAGCGGCAGC